CAATTAAACAAGTATCAATTAGTATGTCTAACGACGCTAATGAAGAAACTATTGGACTATGCAAGATATCTGGAAACGCAATGAAAAACGGCGACGCCGTTTTTACCGCAGCAGGTATGGTTGTAGGCGCTACCGCAACAGGTACCAGCTCAAACAGTATTCAATATGACACGGATCTATCTGTTGAATCTGGAAACAGTGTAGAACTATCCTTAGCAGGAACCACAGCAGCAACAGTAGACGCAGCAGTTACCGTAACTTTCGCTTAGGAGTCTAACTTATGTTAGGCGGGGGAAACCCAGTAGGCGGAGCAACACCAGCCGGTACAGGAAGCACACTTGCATACATAGGCGATTTTGTCTATGCTAATAGTGGTGCTATTGCAGCAGGTGGCGCAGCTACTCCAATAACTCAATTAGAATTTACAACGTCAGGGGACAGAGTTATAGTAGGTGAAATTGTACTTAATGGAAATGTAAAACAGGATGATCAAGACACTGGTGCTACTTGTGCATTTGAAATATTTCTTAATGGAGAAACAATATTAAGAACTAAAGTAGATACATTACAAGAAGACCAACCAGCTAGTATGGTTATGCCTATACTTATACCGCCACAAAGTAAAGTTAAAGTAACTGCAATGTGTGCCAACACTGTTGGAAAAACAACAGTTAACTTAGTAGGGAGACATTATGCCTAAAAAGAAATTAACTAAGTTACAGGTAAAGAAAAAAGTTGCTGCAATAAGTAAAAGTGTTGCAGATCTAACAATGGATAAATTGTCGCATACAGATAGTTTAACCCCTATGAGTAAAATGAAATTAATAGAATTAAGCAATACAATACAAGCAGCATCACGTAAGTTGATGAAATGAGTACTAAGATCTACCATGTCGAGTTCCCAAAGTGGCTTAATGACACAAGAACAGTGGAACAGCTTCTTGTTAGATTGTTGCTTGTCTATCTTACAACAAAAGAAACAGGAATAATGTAATGACTAAAATACGTGCAGCATTAAGTTTGCTTGCAGGTTTAGCAATAACAAAAGTAATAGTAGATCGCACAGTAGACGAACCTGACACTCCTGACATATTACCTAAAACGCCAGACAGCCCTACAAAATTTGTAGGGTTGCCTGATAGAGAAGAACAAATAGAAGAAAAATTAAGGGATTTACCATAATGCCGTTTGCAATTATTCCCGAAGGATTTAAGTTACAAAAAGTAACTAAAGAACAACAAAAAGCAATAGACCAATATAACAGTAATCAAAACATAGAGGCTTTTTTTGAAGGGCCTGCAAGTAGTGAATTGGTTAAGACAGTCGCTATAGTCGTCACTCCTATCGTACTGGCTGTCTTAGCCAAACGGGGTTACGAGTTTGCAGAAGACGAAGTTAAAGACATATTGACTGCTGCAACAGAAGGTGTTACGGGTGTTGGCGAAGATTTGGTGGAACGTATTGTTAGTGCAATTAGTCAATTATCAGGATTACGTAGTTTTTAGAATTAACGGCAACAAGTTTTAGTCTCAACACATAGCTTTTTCCCTTGTTGCCAATTATTTTAATAAGAGTGATTATATGGAAATAGACACAGTAACATTGCTAGCATACGCGGTAATTTGGACAATCTTTTATTTTTTTCTGTCCAACTATATTGCAGAACTTAGTCGTAAAAAATGGACTACATGGGTACAATCAGAAGAAAGCGACGACATTTTAGTCGAAGCTTTACAAGCTGTAATAGAAGAAATAGAAGATAGAATGCACGACAAGTTGCAAACTTTTCAAGATTCTTTTTTTGGTTCTGTCGGAGCTATGACTAAAAAAGCAAAAGATATGGATCCAATGAATGGAATAAGAAAAGCAGCTAAAGACGGAGACTGGACAAGTATGTTGGTAGAATATGCCGCAAACAAGGCAGGAGTAGGGGGTTTACTGGCCCAACAACAGCAAAAAACCCCCCCTAAACAGTCCCAGAACAGCGGAAAACTAGGGCTAAAATAGCTTATTATAATAATATAATTAAATAATTGAATGTAAAATGATTTAGTAAAATAATATTTTATTGTTGTTTTCTTTTCTTAGATATAAAATAATAATATAATAAATGTTATATAGTAAGTTCTTTAGTGTAATGTGTTGAGAACTATGTTTGATAAGAAACAAAAAGAATTGATAAAGCTAGTTCATGTAGTAGCACTTAGTGCGTTACATCAGGCAAACCCTACACATAAGACAGAAACAGAATTAAAAAAATATGCGTTTCCTTTGGAGATAGAATTATAATGGCAAAAGGCAATCCTAACCCTAGTCAAAAGATAAAATACAAAGACGGTAAAGGAATAAACAACCGTATGCTCTACGACCATTGGGCTAATTTGCACAGGTTAAGTAAACAAATTAAATTATTAAAAAAGGATTTGGAACGCGATTGCAAAGCGTATTGGAAGTATGACGATATGTGTAATAGAATAAAAGCAATGCAAACCGCAATAATATTGCAAGATGAATTAGAGGAAGTCAAATAGTGGGCCGTAAACAATTGGGTGTTGTGGCAAAGTCATATACGATCACATTTGACCAGGCATTATTTGTATCTAAATTTGCAGACGCAAAAGGCTGTCCAGAATCGCACGTTGTAAGAATGGCAATACAGGAAGTATTAAACAAATACAAAACTAAATGGGAATGCTTAGTTTGTGATGCTGTAAACGATATAGCATACAAAAAGTGTTGGGACTGTGGTATGGACAAAGGGACACAAAAGGCTAAATAGATAAAGTCCAATTGTGTCACATGGCACCACGCAGAAAGGCTCCACGTAGAAGAGCAAGACGATCGTTTAACATTAGTGCAATAGAGGCAGGCACAGCTTTGTCTTTATCGCAATCAACTGGGTTCGCAGAATCCGTACAAATGGCTTTAGATGGTAAAATATCTGAAGGTATTAACAACATGAGCAGGACAGTACTAGCAAACAAATCTAAAATTATAGGCACACTAGGCGCAGCAGCAGTTGCAAAAGTAGCCAGTAAAGGATTTGCAAGCGGCACATTGGCTAAACTCGGCCCAGTAAGAGTTAAACTTTAGAGGAATAAATAAACATGGCAATCGTAATAACAAGATCGGAATCAGGAATGAGCTTAAGCACATCCTTCGCAGCATTAGATAATTTGGCAGGAGCTTCGGTTTCTTCAAGTTTCACAGTACCGCAAGGTGTAAGCGCAATTAAACAAGTATCAATTAGTATGTCTAACGACGCTAATGAAGAAACTATTGGACTATGCAAGATATCTGGAAACGCAATGAAA